TCTTTTAAGCAGTTACCCTTACCCCATTCTGAGTGCTCTACCTTTGTAGCACATGAATGTTGAACCTTTTTGATGGTTGGTTTGCCTTCCTGTCCTGCGGGTTCCGCAAGTTTCATGCCAGGTGCGTCACCGCCACCTACACCTTTAGCACCAAGACCTTTTACATCCGTGTTGCCAATCTTTGCAGAATAATCGTATCTCCAAGTCTCTTTCATAGACTTGAACTTTGTATTTAAACTTGTTTCAGCAGCTAATTCTGCTAAACTTTTTGACTCGTGGTGATCCATCTTATCTTTTTTAGGGTTTGTTGGGATAGTCTGCTTTACTTTTACAGTGCCAGAAGGTTTTACAGTCTTCTGACCAGGTGTTAGCGACATAACATACTCTCGATATGCGTCAGTTCCAATCTCAAAAACTTCTTTTATGTCTGTAATCCAACTGCGGAACTTTGTGTTCTCTGCAGTGAGACATAATACGTAGTTAGGACCTCTGCGGTGTATTTTACCAACCTGTCCTTGCTCAGTAAGAACCCACTCACCTTTTTTGTAGACTTCGTTCTTATAGAACTTATCTCTGGTGATGTTTGCTTCCGCAACTTTGGATTTCTTAGTGAAGTCTGAAAGACTTTTCATCAATATAGGTATACATATCAAAGTTATTTATACGCTATGGCATGTTTGCCTTTATTTCTTCCATTAATTTCCGCGTATCTTTATCATTGAGACCCTTTGGTATACCTTTTCTGAATGCTTCAAAGTCTTCCGCTACTGCTGCTCTCCGCATTTTTGTTCCAGATATTGCAAAGGTATCACCGTCTGCATCACGATCACCAGATGATATGACATCTAGTTTGCGGAAGAAAAAATCTTTTCCGTTATATTTTTTGACCCATTGCATTGCTTGAACTCTATCAGATCCAACAACAAACATACAGTCATCATATCCCTGTGACTGCAACTCTGTTAATACAGCAACAGGATCTTTAGGACCTGATCTAAAATGCTTTGCATAACTAGGAAACATCTTCTTAGCATAGTATAGTTTCCTATCAGGATCTAATGGGTTAGAACCCTTTGCATCTACTGATTGTGAGAGGTATATAAACCAGTCACAAGATCCTGCTGTCTTTTTTACTGCCTTAAAATTTTCCGCGTGACCCACAGTTGGTGGTTGGAACCTACCAAAGGTAAAATACACGCATTTATAATCAACTATTTCCATGATTTTGCCAGAGTAAAGTTGATGTAGGAGAACTCAATTCTATTTACGAGTTTGATCATGTCTCCATTGTGGTGTAGAACATATCCTTCTGGATTAGTTACTCTGTAACCCTTATCAGTCTGCACATATGTCTTGAATGTCTCTAGGTGATCTAGTTGTGCCATCACAATATCTTTAGACTCTATAATTTTTGTGTATAGAGTAAGCATGGCAGTAAATTTAGTAGCATTATCCTCTAAGTATTGTAGTCCATCATACATCTGTTGTCTTCTCTGCATGATTGTTTTATCAGACTTTAATTTATCAATAATTGCCATCATTTTTTCATGATAAAATGCACCTAATGCTTTGAGAGTTGATTGTGCACTACCTATGCTCTTACCACCACGTATTTCCGCATTGAAAAATTGCTTTAGATATGATGCTACATGAAATTTCTTGTCACCTGTAGTCCCCATGTTATCTACTAGATGATCTAGAAAATCTGCGGACTGGTTACACAGAGTTTCAACCTGTGATATGTTTTGTTGGAACTTACTTAAGGTAGATTTGTCTACAGATATGTCATCCATAGGTGTATCGTTATCCACCAGAAAAACATCTGCCGTAGGTTTCATTTTAGGAGCACCAGCTTTTGCTGTCATAGTAGCAATTTCACTACCTGTATATGATGTATGAAATACAATACCAATCTTTGCTTTCTTTAAAGCTACACCTATTGGATGATCCACAGGTATGGCATATGTAATAGCATTTGGTTTAAAAGTGTGTAGTCTCTCACCATCTACATCCTCTGTCTTCACATCATCTGTAAATAACAAGTCACCTTGACATACACTGTCCATGTTTAAAGATGGAAAGTATTGAATACACATTTTTAACTTTGATTTCAAGTCAGGACTAGCATCACCATAGTGTATGTCAACATCATTTTGATCGTAACAAATTTTAGGATCTGTTTTATTAAAAACTGACTTAGTTCCTACAAAAAACATACCATTTGCAGGATGTTTTCCACACACGACTGATGGTGCACCATCCCATTTAGTTTGCATGTAACCACTACTAGGTTTTTTACCTAACATACGCAACAATTCTTGCATGGCAGAGACTGATGCCATACATCCTGCGGATCCATGGTTAAGTATCTCATCCTCTATGTGTTCTAAGTGTTTGAGTTGAGTTACGTTTGCCATTAACTTGTTTTTAAAAATGGTGCAGATAAAGTATGCTGAGATGTAGCATATTGTGCGATTAAATTTGACACTTTATCTCTATCATCTGTCGTCATACTCATCATTTTGTCTATCATGAGCATACCCATGTATTTTGAGAATACCCACTGCCCTTTATGTTTTGTTCTATTGTAATGATACTCAACGAGTTCTGCATTTATCTCTGGAACCTCATAATTAGCGGGTTTCTTAGGGTTTTTCTGACCACTCACATATTCTTTTACTGTTGCTTTATTTGCTAATGATACAAAATCATCAGTCAATCTACCACCTCTTGCTTTTGATTTTATTGTCTGAAAATCTGCCTCTGTATACAAATGAGAACCTGTAACCTCATGTATAATTTTGCTGTATACACCTCCACCTATTTTACCATGCTTTGCTGCTGTTCCTATTGCTTCTCCCTGCCATGTTAGATCACTTCCACCAGATGTATCACGAAATTGTATCTCTATAGGTATGCCACCTGTTGTATACATCCAAACATCTAATGAATCAAACGACTTAGCGTATATACTATCAAATGATGCTGTAGGTCTAGTAATTGTGTAATTAACTTTACTTAAAGTTATCGAAGAAGCTGCTGCTTTTTTTAAAGAAATACCAAATAGTATCTTCTTGTCTATCATTTCTTTTAGATAAGCGTTATATGACTGAAAGCTAGTTGCTGCAGTCAATTGATCTTTAGTAACGCTACACTCACATGCCCAAATATCAGCGGGTGACCACTTGTTTAGGTTAGCAAAGGGAGGATGATCATAATAATCCTTATCATTATTAATTTTTTTGAAATGATCGTTGAGCATGGCAACAAACTTACCACCTCTATGCCACTTGTAACCATTTCTTACTTTTATCGAATCCCACAATTTATTAGCAGTCTTAGTTATGGATATGACCCATGCTGCATTGCCATCAAGGTATTCTTTTATCTCATCTAAATCTTTATCGGTGTCCACAAGATGTGAAACTGCAGCAAAATCAGAATCAGATGGCATATCTGTCAAATCTTTACTAGAATTAAATCTAACTGCACTAAACCATGCAACTGCACACTCTGCTAATGCTGTCTCTCTTGCTCCTGCACCAGATCCACCAGTAGATCCAAACCTTTCTGTCTTTTCTATAGCAGAAAGTCCTATGTTTTCTGACTTACCATTCTTTACTGCTTTCAAAGGTTTTTTATTACTAAAAACACCCTTTAATTTTGCTTGTGCAGGACTATCTTTGCCAACAATTTCTCCTGCTGCTTCTAGTAATTTATCTAAACCCTTTACATTTGACGTTATTACCGCTTTACCACCTTTTGTCAGTTCAATAGGTGTTCCTTTTCTTATCACATCTAACAAAACTGCAGCACGAGACACTCCAATGCCTGTTCTGTCAGGTTCAGCAAGGTCTCGTAGTTGTAAATGCATAGTTCTATTATAGCATATAATATTTAGAACTGTTGCCAGAATTGGGGTGACAGTAGACCACTTTCTGTATCGGTCCTATGCTTTAAAGTTAGAACGATGTCACCAGCCAGACTAATTCTTCTATGTTTTCTGGGTTCAGCAGTAGTATAATGTTCAAGAGAACCAGGAAACATAAGAAGATGCTCTGATTGCGGATTGATAGCGTAGGCATCTGTGTTACAGTATCTGTTTTCTGTTGAAAATTTGAAGACATCGCCAAATAGATCGTTAGGGTTTCTTTTATGAAAAACTATAGGGTCGCCAGGTGTCTGGATATAGTAGACATATGATATATGTGCACAAGAATGGTAGTGCATTGGGAATGTTTGGTTAGGATCACAGATAGTGAACCAAGTCTTAACAAAATTAATTTGAAAAGTTTTTTTATCTATACCAAAGTGTTCAAGATACTCTATTACAGACTTTTTTATCTCTCTAAAAAATGGTTTTAGTCTAGTGTCTTGATGTATTAGAACTTTACCATTCAATTCACCCGTAATTTTACCCGTAGAATTGTCAAATTTTCCATCCTCAAAACTATTGTAGAGAGAGGACAGAAAACCAGGTATTTTACGTTCGTATATTAATAACGGAAACGCTTGATGGAAATTAGAGGTCGTCTGCTGCACGATTTTCTGAATCAGAGATATCAAAATGACCGCCAGGATATCTTTTCTCTAGTTTCTTTACGTTTCTCTCTAATACTTCGTCAAAACTGATGTCTAATGCCATACATGCTTGTGCTACGTACCACATAACGTCACCCAACTCAATAATAAGATGTTCTCTATTGTCGCTAGTCCAAGGTTTACCTTG